CTTCCGTATAACTGTGAGTGCAACCAAGCTAATTGATCTGGACTAATTGCTGGCTGGCCTAATCCTGCCGGACGTTGTGGCGGTAAAGGCGCATTGGCATACTGCGGCATCTGCCATGTTGGATTTTGCGCAGGTGGCGCAACAGGACCGTTATCAATTCGAGGCATGGGCATTGCCGCTGACGGCGCAACGCCAATTCCCTGACTGCGCAAAAATTCTTCTGTGCTATCGCCTACAGGTGCAGGTGCGCTTGAGCCAAGCAAACCGGCTGGACGACGCGGAGGAATAGGCGCACTGCTACCGGCGTTGTTTATTGAACGTGGGCGACGCGGCGGCATAGGAGCGGATTGCGCAGCGCCAGAAAGAGCCATTGGCGATGATGGTTCTGCGGGAGCGGCATTAGCGGGAGAACTCAACAAGCTCTGGATATAGGGAAGTAATTCAGAAGCGTAACCATACATAGCCGTGTCTCCTTAGAGTAATCCTTGAACCGACATCATGTGCCGTTGATTATGAAAATCATTCATCTGTCGCAGTAGCGCGTCATTCATGCTGTTATCTTGCGCGATAGGCTGCGGTTGCATGTCAGCTTGCGACAACAAACCCGCAATAGGATCTGGGCGCTGCGGTTGCAGGTTGCCTTGTAGAAGTTGTCCAATAGGATCATTCGCGGGTGTTGGTGCGGGCGCGTAAGACAAAGCAGCGTTTGGTTTAGCCGCGGGTGCTTGACCCATCATTTTTGCAACATGCGACGCGACAGTGCCGTTACCATCAGACGCGTTGTAATGTCCTGGCGAACCAGCATTCACCGTGGAATACATATCAAGCAAGCCCATGTTTGGCTTGTATCCGCGGTCGCTAAGAAAATTGAAGAACGCGTCGATTTGATTACGCGCACTGGGATGCACTGTGTCTATGTGGTATTTAGCGCGTTCTTCTGGCCCAGCTTGAAACAAGCCAAAATACTTATTGCCTTTGCCGCCCCAGCGTGACGGATCATTAGAACTTTCATAGCTAAACACGCGTTGCACGTCTTCGGGATTATGCCCGCGCGCTTTAGCCTGTGCGACTAAGTAAGCAATGTCTTGTGGAGTAAGTCCGCTCATTAGAAAGGCACCACTTGTCCATTAACAACACGACCGCCGCCGGGGTTCATTAATTGCCCGTTTTGTGTAAAGCCCCCATTGGCATTCGCCGTTGGAACCATTGCATACGGATTAGAATTGCCGCCGAACAAGCCGCCAATGCTGTTACCCAACAAGCCTAAACCAAGACCTTGCCCGCCTGGCACAAACATGCTGCCAATACCCGCAGCCAGACCAAGTCCCGTCATCAAGGGATTAGACGACGGCATTTGCTGTTGCTGGAAACTCTGTCCAGACGAAGACGTGCTAGAAGACGTGGACTTAGGCGCGCCTTGAACAGTCGTGTTGTAAGCCTGCAATGCTTGATAGGGTAAATTCTGCATACGCAGATACTCATTGTATTTAGCTGTATCTGCGTTTTGCTGGGTTTGCTGCACTTGGTTGCCAAAGCTCATTACATTTTGCAAAGCAGCCGTGTTGGTGTTTTGTTGATCCATTCCAAGTTTAGCAAGTGAATTGCCGCCGCTAAGAAGATTTTGCATCCAATTCTGAAACGCGCCTTGATTGGATCTATCCGCAGTCAGCGTGTTTCCGATGTCTTGACCCAAAAGATTGGCCGCGTTGTTGTATCCTGTGTTAAGTAGGTTAGCGATTAGGTCGTTTGTGTTACGGTTGTTTTGTGCAGTCGCCACGCCTTCTTGAACGCCGTGTCTTGAACCGCCAAAGGCTTTCGCGGATAAAGCCTGATCCGCGGTCTGAGTTAGCGCTCTATCAAGATTTCTTTGGCTTAGATCGCTTACATTATTGACCACATTGTCAATGTAAGGGTTCATATAATCTGAGATACCTTGCAAGCCATTCTTATACGTGCCGGACACAACTTCCATTGGCGCTTGCATTCCGCCGCTTATTGCGTTGCCCGCAGCGTTAAAAAACGGAGCCGCTTGGCCGACTAAGTTTCCAAGGCCAATGCCTACGGCGTTTTGAATATCGTTCATGCCCGCAGTCAATTCGCCCGTATAGGCTTGACCCGGATTGTTGAGTAAATCCGTCGCAGCGTTTACGCCACGTTGTGACGCGGCGGTAAGCCATTCGGGTATTCTGTTTTCTGAGGTGCTATTTTGCGACGAAATCGTCGGCACCCATTGCATATTGTTGCCGCTACTTTTACCCATTGGGCTGTTCCTTGAGGTCTAATTCAAAAGTGACGCACTTAGGTTTGAAACCGTAAGGCGGGAAGCGTTTTAAAAAGCCCTTGCGTGAAATGCTTGTGATTGCAGTGCAACCATTTTCAAGCGCAAATTCTTTTACGCGGGGGAGATACTCATCTAAGAGTTTCGATAGTTTTCCCGCGGCAATAAAGAAATGTAGTTTGCGACAACGCGGGTATTGAACAATCTCTGTAATCACGCAGCATTCTTCGTCGCCCCAATATTGGAAGCGGCCTTTCTTAATACCCTCTGCGATGTCGGCGCGCGTATGCGTATGCCCGTCTAGGGCAAGCGCCTTGTCGAAAAGCGCAGCAAGATTAAATTGGCGGTTGGACTGTTCCACGTGTCGCAACACTCGTCGTAAGAGTTCCAGAGTTGTCTACCGTGACTTGGTAGACAGTCCCGTTTGGCGCTTGCAGGAGTATTTGCGGCTGGATCGTATTTGGCCCTGCCAACAGGCTAATTCGACGTGCCAACAGCGAAAGGAACGAAGACATCCAAAGCGTGTCGTATTGCTTTGGGGCCGCTCCAAAGGTGGGAAGTGGTAAGGGCTTAGTGCTTGTCGTCACCGTCTTCCCCCATTACCTACAATATCTAACCTAATCGCGCCCAAACTCCAATAGTCATCGTTTGTCGCTTCGACCCGCAGTCGAATATCACGGCCAGATACGCGGGTGTCTGTATAGCTGTCTGCCCTGGGCGCGTAAGGACCGTAAGTCACTTCCGTTTGTCCGGGGGCAAAACGAGCTAAAAACTTGATTTGATAATTATTGACGTCGCTGTCTGGATCTGACGACACCATAGCTTGATTAATGTCAACATTGTCTGATCCTTGTCCAGCGTCCAAGACAGCCGTCTCGGCCCAGACAGTTCCAACTCTAGACACGCCGTCTTCTAGCCAACCGTCCTCTTGTTGGAAGACATTGTTGTCTACGCTGGACGCCAAAGGGAAACTCGCCGTGACCGCGCCTACCGCAGCGGTTCTCTGTCTTTCGCCTCTGATCCAGAAATTTTCACTGTAGTTGTAAATTACGTAATTGTTGCACTCTCCATCCGTTGCGTGGATGTCAGGATATTCAAACCAAAATTCTGGGAAGGCTCCGTTTTCGTGCATGTGTGCGCGATAGTTGCCGTAAAGCGGATCATAGTTCTGTTTAATGTCGTTAAACATCGGACATGGTAAGATACGCACTGCGCCGCCGTCGTAACGCCAGAAACCGCTTTCACCAAACCAGATTGTTTGCGCGCCGCCCGCAGCGATTGCATTAGGTGCAGAGAATGTCGTGGACCCTAGTTTTTCAACGCCGTAAAAATATGGCGCACCTACATAGCGAACAAGAAACACCTCATGCTGCGTTAGGACAAGGATACCCTCCTTAACGCGAACGCCAGTTATGATAGGCGACGATGCTTCCAGATCTATGTAACCCGCCTGTCCAGTAGTCGTGTTAAACGTCCAACCGTTGTAGTTTTCCAGATCAGACCACGCGATACGACGCGGATTTCCACCTGCGCCCATAAGCATAACCGCGCGTTCGGCGGTGACTGCGACAGCGTAATTGTCTATTGGGGCGTTTGATGGAATGTCCATTTTTGGGATAACGCCCGTTGTGGGCGACAGATGCAGCAATCTTCCATCCGAAGAACACACACCTAATAGATCCTGTCCAAAAGACGAAAAAGTCCAATGGTCTGGTTTACGGAAAATTGGTGGATTAGTAGAACGTTGTCTACCAAACTGGTCTTGCCCAACAATCCAGTTACCCGTGTGCGCGCCAGACCCCGCGCTAGAAGTATTGATTGGCGTGCCGTTTTTGCCGCCGCTGGCTAGACAAACCCTAAACGTGTCTACGGATACAGGAATAACGTAATACGCCGTGCCTACACTAAGTCCTGTAGGCAAAGTTCCCGTAGTCGTAAATTTAACGACGTCGTCGCTTGTTAGACCGTGGTTTATCCAGGTGATTACTGCGGGAGACGCATTAGTAATAGTTACTGTGGCTGTAGCAGCAATCGTAGTGCCGGAAGGATCTGGGACAGGTATGTCATCCGTCCCCCAATCCAAAGAGCTATACCCGCCACCAGACACAGCGGCCATGCCAACAAAACCCGCGGGGGTGACATCTGCTAACGAACCAAACAAAACTTGCACGCCACTTTCGTGGCCTATTGCTGTCCACTCGCGGGCGTCGCTATCGCGCCACTGAAATAGCGCTCTTATCTTATCTGGCAAAGGCTCAGAGGTAATACGCGTGCAACCCCCAATAGGCATAATGCTGCCTGCAAGCCAGCGGACGTTAGATGTGTCCCACCAAGTATTAGGCGCGTCGTAAGGCGTCGCTTGTCTAACAACGCCTGGGGGAAATTTAAAAGGAACCCACGTCATTCTGCGGCCTCTAACTTTTCAACTGGTAGGACGTCGCCGTCAAAGGTCATGACAAGGACGATACGCATTTGCTGGGGCTTACAAAAACCGTTTGCGTGCATTCCGCCCTCAAAGACAACAAATTTATCTACTTCTGGCTTAATTCGTGCCTCTATGTTTCCCGCATCATCGAACAAATATGTCTCGCCATTATCAAATTGATTAAGGTAAATAATCATTACTTTGTGCGGAAATGTCTCGTGGTCGTTGTGCGGATCACCATGCGAACTAGGATCAGAAAAAGTAAGATTAGCCGCCATTCTATAAATCGTTCGTATTGAAATATTATTGTCCGCGCATATGCGACGAATAATTAGTTCCGCAGCGGGCGTATGCTGCGACCATACTTCGCCTTGTTCTGGCTTATCAGTTCGTTTGTAGAAAGTATGTGAAAGCCCAGGAAAGTTCTTCGTGGACATATTTAAATACCACGGGAAGTTATCCCCCGCGACAAAGTAAATAAAAGCCTCTTCTTCTCTGCTAAAATTAGCTTTTCCTTCAATAAGAATTGGCATGTTAGCTCCAACTCAACTGAATGTATCCTGCCGCGCCAGCACTACCTGCGCCGGTAGCGCTATCGCAATACGAACTCGTATAGCCCTGCACGCAGGTATAGACATCACCCCAGCCCGCATTCACCCAATCGTATCTTGTGCAGGTAAAGACGGATCGCGTGTTATACCCCGTAGCACCGCCCCCGCCGCCAGATCCAACTGTGCCGTAGGGTTGTGTGCCGTATAACGCCAAGATACTTGCTTGATTGCTGTCATTGATGCTGCGTGAAGTTGTTGCAGTCGCGCCCGTTCCCCCATTTGCGCTGCCGCCGGAGGCAGTAACGTATCCTGCTACGGTCGTGTCGTATCCCGCGCCGCCTGGACCTGCGCCTGCGCAGTTGCCGCCGGTTCCTGCCGTCCCGCCGTTGCCGCCTTTAACAGTGATTGTAAGACTGTTAAATACCGGCAGAGTTATGTTCTGAGAGCTATAATAAGTTGCCGATCCAGCTACGACAGGTGACGTATTTCTAGTCCCAGCAAAATCCGACATGGAAATTGTGCCAGAGGACACAAAGTATCCACGTGAATTATTTTCCTTATACCAACGCGCGTTGTAATACCCCGCTAAATTGTTTCCTAAATTAAACGCCGCACTTAAATCGCTCATACGGATAGGACTATTTGGCACGGTTGTCATTGTGCGTTTCCTTCCAGTGTAACGAAATAATTGTGCAAACCCCGCACAAACTCAGAATATTGCGTGACCTCCCCGTTTACGGTCCATTGGTCCAATTCTTCCGAATAACGATATTCAATACTCGGCGGCGTAAATATTTGTCGCGCGGGTGCCGGGAAACTAAATCTCGCGCAGCCCCAGCCCCAAGGTGTCGGCGTATCTGTCTCTGGCGCAACATAATCCCGCGAGCAAGGAACGCCACTCATATTCAAAATATGAATGTCCTCGGAAAAGGTATCTATGCTCGGAGTGTTAGCGATAACGTAATACATTAGCGCGCCTCTAACGCAGCGACCTTGTTTGAAAGTTCTTTAACGGCTTCGATAAGAACGCCGACAAGATTGCCGTATGCGACAGAAAGCGTGCCGTCATTTTCCACGACAACTTCTGGAACAATGTCACGCATTTCCTGGGCTATGACGCCAACGCCAGCTTCACCCGTATCAATGCGGTCGTAGTAGACGCCCCGCATTTGATTTACGAGATCAATAGCGTTTTCGATTGTCTTGACATTTTGTTTAAGTCTGGCGTCGGAATAGGCTGTCACGTTGCCCGCGGCGGTAAAGTCGCCTGTTGAGATATTCCAAGACACACGCGCCGTTCCACCAGAGTTTTTAAAACCTGCGAGCGTTGCGTTACCAAAGTAATACCCGCCCGATGATCCCAGCGTGAGGGTCATTTCTGTCGTGCTATTTATGATAGACAGATTACCCGTGAGCGTGCCGCCCGTAAGGTTGAGCTTAAGCGCATCCGCAGCGTCTACATATGCTTTAGTTGTTGCATGGCCTGTTGTCGTGGGCGTCTGGACAGTTGTCGTTCCGCTGAAGGTTGCATTGCCAGAAAAAGCTGAGACACCTGCAACAGATAGATTGTTGTCTAGCGTGACAACGCCATACGCTCGCAAGGTGTTACCAAAAGTCGCCGCGCCGGTTGCCGAAAGTTGTCCAGA